TAAATATTGAAGTAGATAAACGGCTACTCTCCGGAACGGAGTTTGGCTTAACCGATTTATGCGCGAGGCGTAAAGCATTTCAGGACATTCTGGAATTTATACCGACCGCACGAAGACAAGTGGTGCAAACCAAAGACCCTAATCCACGGCTCAAGGATGTTGTGAACCTTGACCGCGTGACGGTCTAAGTTTGCCTGGAAATGGATAGATCCACAATCCCAATGGGACGGATCAAGGAGAAATAAACATGGAAACACCTGGAACTCAACCTGCAAGCAAGGCACAACCGATTCAGACGATTAGCGCCGATCAAGGGCCGTTACTTGATGACGCGCAAGTCCGTGCGGCGCTTATGCAAGCAGAGGCGAACAATCAAGACCCGCAAACCGTCACTATGGACGATTTTGCAAAAGGTCAGCAAGCTCCTGCGCCTAAAGCGCCGGAAGTTCCACAGAAATTCTTAAAAACCGATGGAGCAGTAGACGTTGAGAAAATACAAGCTTCAACCAGGCAACTTGATGAGGCGATTCAGAAGAAAGAAGAAGCAATCAATAAAAGCGTCGAAGATTATCTCAAAGCGGAGCAAAAGTTCAGAAATATGCCGAACCCGGAACGTGTGGCGGCATCAATGCCGATGGCGCAAGCTCCGGCTCCTGTTGTTCCCGCAGTTCCTGAACCGCCGCAAAACTTTGAAGAGATTGTTCGCCGCGATTTTCAAACAGATCAGTTAGGAACAATGGTTCGTTTGAATCAATTAATGATTGAAAAGGCTATGGCCCCCATTCGTGAACGTGAGCAATTAGATAATACGCGCACGAATTTGCAGGAATTAGCGGCACGCGATCCTCGGATTCTTCGAGAAGACGTGTTCGCCGCGATCAATGCAAAGTTGGATGCGGAGCCTGAACTTCGGCGTCTTAAGAATCCTCATAAAGCTGCCTGGTTAGAAGTCAAGGAAGAGATGCGTCTAGGCGATGTTCCACAAGGAACACAGGCACAACCTAGCAGACCTCTTTCCCCTGTTTTAGGGGGAGGAACACCACCTTCCGCTCCATCGTCGTCGGTTCCGCAGACCCAGGACGTTTTATCCAATCTGCACAAGCTTGATCTTAGAGATAAAGCTCAAGAAGCCCTGGGAGATGAAGCCATTCGTCGGCAATTAATGGGGAATCGCGGGTAGCACCGTCTACTTATAAATAAAAGTGCCATAGGGTCTTTAGATGCAAAGGCTGGGAAGCCTTCAGGTCTAAAGAAATAATATGGCTGATTCAAACAGCACTACAGTCACAAACAACAACTTAATGCAGTCGTGGTTTAGCCAGAAGATGTTGGTCCGGCTTGAACCGCAAGTGAAATTAGCAGAATTCGCGCAACGGGATGAACTTCCGCTTCGCACCGGCACAACGGCGACGTGGAACGGTTGGCGGTCTTTAGGTGCGGCATCCTCGACGCTCGCTGAAGGCGTTGTTAATTCCCTCGTTGCTCTTTCGTCCCGCAGAGTGACGGCGACCATCGCCGGATACGGTCGTGGTCATAAACTGACCGACCTCTTCCAGATGACCGCCATTTTCGATGCCGTGAATGGCGCGATGGATGTGTTGTCGGATTCGGCGGCTAAAACCGTTGAACGTATTTGCCAGACGGGTATTTACAAAGCGACCTATGCCAGCAACTTATCCACCACGGGCATTTTGTCGGCGTTGATGTCGTCCCTGGCTTCCGGCATGTCCCTCGTCACCACCCCGGCCAACAACAACTCGAACAACCTGTTCCAGTTCCCGGCGGTGTTTGCTCCTTCGACGGGTCGTTTGTCGGCTTCTTTGAAGACGGCTCCGAGCTTGTCATCTCAGGTGTCGGTGAACGCGCTTCGCCGGACGTTGCAGAAGCTTCGCTTGCAGAACGCTCGCCCGATGGCGGATGGCCTATTCGTGGGCTATACGCACCCGAACGCGCTCCATGCATTGCGCCGTGATCCGACCTGGATCAACTGGAATCAGTACCAGAACTCGAAAGAGACGATGTATCGCGGTGAAACGGGCCAAGTGGAAGGTATTCGCTTCGTGACGTCTACGGAAGCGCCTCGCTATGCCGTTGCGGCTCACTCGGTGAACATGGTGTTCATTTTCGGACAACAGGCGTATGGGTTGACGACTCTGAACGGTCAAGTGGAAATGTTGATTGCGCGTGGTCCGGATAAAACCGACCCGTTCAACCAATTCACGGATGTGGCCTATAAGGTGTATGGAGCGGCGGCTTGTCTCAATCCGTCGGCTGGCCGTATCCTTTTCGCTCACGAGCTGATCGCGTAAGCATAAGGAATCAAAAGCCCCGGCTCTGCGAAAGCATCCGGGCACAATTTTATGATCGCAACAGAAGAACTAAAACTTAACCTCGGTGGACGCGGAACGCAAATCCCTGGATTTACGACAGTGGATTTAAGCGACTTGAACACTGACGGCATAAAAGCCGATGTCTCGGATCTCAAGATGATTGAGACGGGGAGCGTTGGCGAAATCTATGCCTCTCAGATCCTTGAGCATTTCCCGCATGTTAAAACAAAAGACGTTCTGAAAGAATGGCATCGGGTTCTTCGGCCCGGAGGCAAAATCTCTATCGGTGTCCCTGACTTTGCGCGGGCCATTGAACTTTTCCAGAAATTCGGAATGACGGATTACATCGTCAACCTTCTCTATGGCGATCAAATCTACGATATGGCCTTTCATTATGCACCCTTTACATTCGGGCGACTCGCTTCCCTCCTAGATTCCATCGGGTTTCGCAATATTAAACGAATTGTCGATATGCCATATGGCATCAAGGATTGCTCGGCTCTTATCTGTAATGCCGACCAGAAACCCGTCAGCTTAAACGTGGAGGCCGTGAAATGAAGCTTGCGGTAATTGCTCCCGTCTTAAATGAAGTTGATTTCATCGGCTATTCCATCATATCGGCTCTGCCTTATGTTCATTCGATTCATTACGGGATTGATTCTAAAAGCAATGACGGAACCTTTGAACTTGTAAAAACACTCGCTGATACGAAAGCCAAAGGGAAACTCTTCTGGTATCGCCACCCTGAGTTCGACATTAATCCAATGGACATGAAGGCATACAACCAAGCCTTTAATCGTTTGATTGGATGTGCGATTGGAACGGGCGCTGATGGAGTCTTCTTTCTGCATCCCGACATGATTATTAGTGCAGTCGATGCGGTTCCTGCGGAGAACTATGACGCTTTGGCCCTTTATACGCATATGACGAGCTATGCGGGGGATTTAAAAACCGTTATCACGAAAGGTCGTGCAGACAAATGGAAAAACATTCACGCGGCCCGCTTCGGGCTCAGGTATTACGGTGGATATGGTTCGACCAACGAGGATTTTTACCACAAAGAGATAACGGGAAACTCTTACAAGCATTTTGGGACGGAGTTCTCGAAATATCCGTTCCGAGTCGCGGACAGTGGTATCAGAATTAACCACTACTGCGAGAACAAGAGCTATAAGCGCCGTCTTGAAAAGATGAAATTATGCCTGAAAACGCTTAGCCCTCAGTCAAGCGACGAAATTATTGCAGAAGCCGCCATTAATCACCCTCGCGTGACGCTTGAATCTTCTAGTAAGAGATTCGGCGAATTTGAATTTTCAAAGTCTGACCAAGAAATTCCTTCAGTATTCAAGGAATACAAAGACGCATTTGACTTATTCAAAAAGGAGGCTGTGAATGTCTAAGAAGCCGTTAATCTCATTTGTGGTTCCCGCTTATAAGAAGCCGGAACATGTGTTCAGGCGTTGTCTTGAAAGCCTGATGGATAAATCAGTCCCGAAGAACACCGAAATCATTGTTGTGTTCGATGGGCCTGATGAAGTCATGGAATCAGTGGCTAAAGAGTTTCCGAAAGTCCATTCCGTTGTCGTGGAGCATGGCGGAGCCCCGAAAGCGCGGAATATAGGGTTAGGTCTTGCCAAAGGCGACTATGTCTGGTTTGTGGACTCTGACTGCTACTTAAAGCCCGGACACGTTAAGCGCATGATCGAAGAATTTGAAGCGACGGATGCTGATTTCGTGTATTCGGGATACGAAGGCACTGAGGGAGCGGGGGAATTTGCCTCGGAATCTTTCAACCCTTACGTCCTTACCTGTGCGAACTATATCTCCTCAATGGCCCCTATTAAGCGTGATAAGGCCCCTAGATGGGACGAAACCTTAGAAGCCGCGCAGGATTGGGATTATTGGTTAACAGCGGTCGAGAACGGCTGTAAAGGCGTTTTTGTTGAAGGCTCCGGCTTTATTGCAGATACGCCTAACTCCGGCATTTCTTCCGTCAAATGGAATAACGAGAACCGCGATAAGACGATCTTTGCCGTTCGGCATAAACACGATATCCCTGACCGCGAAATTGGAGTCTTTACGGCGGGATACCAAGATCGAGCGATTAAGTTAGCTGAGATCTTAGGCGCGGATGTGATGCGTCCTACAGGCCCTACGCCTTCCATCTATAAGGTTATTTTTAATCTGGGCTATAACTATCTCAGCCGTTTTGAAGGATTTGGGGATGACGTTATAAAGATCCAATATTGGGTTCCCGGCGAAATCGAGGGGCTTAAGAATGCCCGGTATGCGACGGTCATGGAAACGATTCGGATAGCAAAAGGCGTTATCAACTACTGCAATACCGACTACGAAAAGAACAAGCTCGAAGAACTTGGAATTACCGCTGAAGTCGTGCCGCTTCCTCTGGCGCAAACAGACATTGAGAAGGTGAAGCACGATTTGCCGGAGAAGTTCACGGTATTGGTCGCAACAGATAAAGCCTATTCGGATCTCTTAAAAGAGATGTCGGTAGATCTTCCGCATATTAACTTCATCTATAACGCGGCCAAGGTTTCTGATTTTTCGGCATTTCTATCGTTTTATCAGTTCGCGGCCCTAGATAACGCCATGCTGATTGCTCATGTTAATGGTCGGCATGTGATCTCGAATGTCCAGGCTCCCTACTGTGGATTTGTTGATCCTGACCAATCCTGGGAAAAGTTTAAACGCGAACTTTACGATAAGCTTCGTGATATTAAAGAAAAGCCCTTTAACCAAGAAGCCCAAGACTATTACCTCACTGAATCAAGCCCTGTGGCGTTCTGCCGAAAGATCCACGCTTTAATTGCAAAGCCATTGGAGGTTATTTCATGACTCCTAGAGCGTCTTTTGTCATTCCGGCGTTCAATGCGGATCGGTGGGTTTCAAAAGCGATTTGGTCCTGTCGGAATCAAACAATAAAACAAATAGAAATCATTGTAATCAATGACGGTTCGACAGACGGGACCAAAGACATTTTGGATTGGCACGCCAAAGAAGATGCGCGGGTTCGTGTTATTCATGACACGAATCATGGCCGATCCCATGCCCGGAATACAGGAAATCAATTAGCCGAATCGAACCTCATTCTTGTACTTGATGCCGATGATATGGCGACTCGGAATCGAGTCAAAGACACTATTGCGGCTTTTCAGTTAAAGAAGGCTGATTTCCTCTTTGGGTCATTCTTCATGGTGGATTCGCATGGCACAACCTCTCAAAAGGTAAGTTGTGCGCCATTCAACCCAATAGAGGCCAAAGAGAAAAAGATGAACTTCATTTGTCATTCAACGGTTGCCTATACGAAGAAATTGTCAGAGATTGTGCGTTACGAAGATGGCGATTTTAGCAAATTAGGGCTTGATGACTGGAAATTCCAGTGGGAAGTGTATAAGCGAGGATTCAAGATCGCCAATATTCGGAATCCCCTGTGCTACTACCGCGTCACCGAAGACGGGACGATGGCGACTCGTGATAATAAGGCTGTATTAGCCATTAAGGATGAATACCTTGAAACCGTTTAGGATCGCTATGATCCCGGCTTCGACGGACGGGGTGAACTATTACCGTATGGCCGCATGGGCGTTTGAGATGCGGAAATATAAGAAAACGGTCGTCGACCTGGCATGGTTTCGCTACGAGACCAATCCCGCCGTCCTGCACACCTGGCAAGAAGACATTGACTCTATGCAACCTTCCGGCGATATTCCAGGACTCACCGTTGGGCAATATGTCCGTGCGGCCATTGACCATTTCTGTGAACAGGCCGATGTCGTGATTTGGCATCCCATGTACTATGAAAACGCATTCGAGCTTTTCTTGGAGATGAAGCACAAGCATGAAAAGCCCTTCATTATTGAAGTCGATGATAACTATGTAGATGTCCCGACCTGGAATGAAGCGCATGCCTCATTCCGTAATGGGTCGGGGTTTCGTCGTATTTCATTGGATTCTATGCGGGCGGCAGATGCCTTAATGGTGACAACCCCGCATTTAGG